CTACGCGAACGCCCGAAGCACCAAATCGCCATATCCCCAAATGATGGCGCCCACCACTGTCACCGCCGCGACGGCTGTCGACACCAACCGATAGTGTCCGATGAAGAAGTGGAACAGCTGCCATGATTCCGCGAACGTGCCACCCCTGATTCGCTCGTAAAAGGCGCTTATGCGGAACTGTGCAAGCACCGCGAACACCGAGGTAACAGCACCGCTGCGCTGGAACCACCCCGGCAGTGACTCCGATGCTGGCCGCAGCGGAATGATTAGCGCAGCCAGGGGGGCAATGATCGCTGCAACGCACAGAACGACGATGAAGCAAAGCTCGATTTTCCGAGCAATCTTTGCTTTCGCAATAGTGTCAGCAAAACTGTTCAAGAAGGCCTCAACGGTTGTGATGTGGTCGGTTGACCAGCCGAGTTTACGATTCACCGCTTGCGCGGTGGCTTCACGACTGGCACGTCGTGATCGTAGCGGCCCGTAGTGGTGGGCGATTTGTGCCCGGCCGCGTCCTGCTTGTCGCCACGGTTCCCCTCGGTGTCGGTAATGCCTCGGTGCTTGAGGCCGTGCATCGAGAACCGCTCTTCTTCCGCGATTACCCCCTCGCTCATCGCCATGCGAATGAAGCGTTGCCACGCGCTTGACATAGATGATCGCGCGATGGGGTTGCCCGTCTGCTCAACCAGAAGGAATCGCTGCTCCGGCCTGATAGGCACAGGGAAGTTGCGGCCTTTGCGGTTCCAGATCGCACTACGTCGCGCTACCAGGGCCTCCCATGCCTCGATCATCTCTTCGTTCCATTCCGTGACCGACGCGCGCGATCCTTTCCTACGTTCGCCGTGCACGCCTTGGTCGAGTCGGTGGGCGTCGGTGAGGGTGCAGACTTCGATGCCGCGCAGGCGCGCACTGAAGGCCAACACCATCGCGGGGGCGATGTAGGCAGGGCAGCTTCCTTTCGTATGTGGGCGCCGAGCACCACGCTCACGGGCGAAGGCGAGCACCTTCGCGAAGGCGTCTGGGGTAGGCATCTTGTGCTCGCGTGCTTCCTTCGCCTGTCTGACGCCTTGTGCTGGGTTGCTCTTGCAGTAGCCGTGCCGGACTCCCCACGCCAAGGTGCGGCGCAGGTAGCGGAACTGGTGGTTGGCTTTGCTGGGGAACGCCGGCAGTGCGGGCTGGGTCTTAGTGGCCGGTCGTCCCCTGGCGAATACCTCCACCAGCCGCTGCACAACCGGTGTGGTGATCCTGTCCACCTGCATGCGCCCAAACGGGGTTCCGCATTTGCGCACGTAGTTGGCCAGGCTATCGGCGTATCGCTTGTAGTCGTCCTGGGTGTCCAGTGAGAGTTCCTTGAACTCGCTGGATTCGTGGAATCGATCGAACAGATAGCGAACTGTCCCGCGTTGCTGGCCGGTGGCCAGTGATTCCACGATGGCATGTAGCTCCGACAATCGCGCAGTCGCGTGGGCGACCGTGCGCTTGACGCGACGGCCGCCCTCCGCGTGATCCTCAAGCACGTACCACCTGTTGTCGTGCCAGTAGATCCCTTGCGGCAGCGCGTCCTGCTCGATGTGCCCCGGAATGTCGGGGTTGAACTTCCTCTTTCTGCCGCGTGCCATCAGATGTTGTCCTCTTCCCTTACGTCTTCGTGCTGCGGATCGATCAACCCCAGCGCCGCGTTCACCGCGTCGAGGGTCGTCCAGATCCCGCCTTGGCGGTCGTACTTGTAACGGATGCCTTCCCTGTCTGCCCAGCGGCGGACTGTGACGGCCCTTGGGGGAGGGCCGTCGGGAGTGCAGATCCGCTGCAGGTCTGTGAAGTGCAGGATCTGCGCCATGCTCAAGCTCTCCCTGCGGCGAACAATTTCATCTGTAACACGTTGCTCGGCAAGGGTTCCTCCACCGCCGCGGCTGTCGGCTGCAGCCCGTGTTGCTTGTGCCAGTGCGCCCAAGCTAGGTCGAACGACGGGTGCTTCGCGGTGGTGCTGCAACGGCATTCGATGAAATGGCCACCGCCTGCACTCTCGCGGCGCAGGTCATGGATGTACCGCACAGGGTGGCGATCCGGGCAAGTGAAAAGTACGCGAGGCGGCGTCTTCTGAACCTGTGTCATGCAGCCTCCAGGCCCTTGCGTGCAAAAAGTGCCGTCGCGGAGTAGCCGGGCGTCGTGCGGTACGCGTACAGCGCGGCCGGTTGCATCCTTCGGCTGAAGTAGCCGACGCCGTTGGCGTCTTCCATCCACCATCCGAACGGGTCAGCCTGCAGGGCGCAGGCGGCTTCCAACTGAGCAAGCTTGTCAGCGGGCGTCAGGCCTGACACGTATCTGGCGACTACCTCAATGTCTCCGCGCTCAGTATCGAATACCTCGCCGATGTAGTTCTCTGCGCCGGACTCGATGAGCCTGCGTGCAAAGGCAGGGCCGGGTGCGGCCGCAGTCAGCGCTGCAGCAATGGCTGCGATGTACGCGCCCTGGCCGTATGGGCTGATGCCTGCGAGGATGCTGCCGGCGGCGTGAGGCAGGCCGGCGCTCTCGAACTCAGCGGCGAGGAACCGGCGGGCAGTGTCGATATCAACCACGGGAATCCTCCCAGCCGGTGAGCGTGAATGAGGCGCCACAGTCGCGGCACTCGTAGTCGCGGGAGGGGCCGTTGTGGTCCGAGTAGTTGCCGTCTTCACGGGTGTAGGTACGCACCGAGGCGGGAACGTTCGTGAAGTCGAGGACGCCCGTCTGGCCGCAGTCGGGGCAGTGCCTGCCGGGGTCACGGATCATCCGTTCAAGCATGGGCCACCCCCCGGCGCACGGCCATGGGGGCACGGCGGCGCAGCGGCTGCGGGATCTGGCCCACGGCCAAGCCGCTATGACGGCGCCGAGGCGGGCGTGTCTGCCACATCTTGAGCATGGTGGCGCCGGCGACCGGCAGAAGCACGCACATGGCCAGCAGGGCGACGAAATCAGCCATTGGCCACCTCCTGTGCGGCCAGGTTGACCGCTTCGGCGCTCGCACGACGCCCTGGCAGCATGTTTGCAACCTCATGCGGGAGGGGGATGGCGTTGGCTAGCCTTGCCAGCTCCGGCGAAATCCAGTCCGTTATGTCGCTGAACCTGGCTCCCTTGGTGTGGACCCAGCCGGTTTCGCTTCCACGCCGACGCTCGAAGACACACTGCGCGGTCTTCGGTGTCCCCATACACAATTCAACGGTGGCGATCACCTTGTTGTGGGTTACGTGAATGGTGATCGTTGCGCTGCTGTCGGGGGTGTGTGGAACATTTCCACAGTTCTGCACACCCGTGGTAGCCTCCGCTCCGGGTCCGGTGCTGGAATCCAGCGACTTTGCGAGGGTGGTCATGGCTTGGCCTGTCATCTGTTGCATGGTTCTCTCCTGAACTTCGTTGGTGGATGGCCTTGGGGTTGGAGGTGGTGCTCCTCCCGCCGGCCCGCTTCTACTTCTACTTCCCAAAAACCCAGCAGCGAATCGCTGCACCTTTGCCAAAGCTGTCCATCTTGATCGCGCTATTCACGGTCAAATTGGCGTCGATCAGCTTGTGGCGGCGTGAGTCACGCAGATAGTTGCGCAGCACCTTGAGGTCAGGCACCGGTTGGTTGTGCTGCGCGGCCCGTGCCAAGAAATCATTGAGGTTGATGGCGATGCGCTGAGGATCGCGGGAGTGATTGACCACCGGACGTTCGCCCGCGCCAATGCTCTCCAGATACTCGTAGGTCTCCCAAAACTCATTGACCAGCGGGTGATCGGCACTGATGGCCGATTGGCGTTCCATAGCCATCCCGGTCAGCGCCTTGCGCGTCTCGATCACCATTTCCTCGGGCACGTCGATGACCAGGCGCAGTCCATCAAGCAATGCCAGCATCTGCGAGTGGTTCTTTATGAGGCGCTCCATGCGCAGGTCTTTGTTCTCCCGCAGCCGGGCTTCGTAGAAGCGCACGCGCTCGTTGAACTTATCCATCACTGCGGCCTCGGCGCGAACCGACTTGAGCAGGAAGTGGCTTACATCCTCGACCTGCAGGGCGTTGAGGTTGTCGGCCGCTTGCCGGCTCTCGGTGGTCGCGTTGGGCTTCTTGAAGTGCAGCTTCACGATGCGCGTCAGGATCGCCTCGCTGGCGTCCACCGGGGCGTTCTGGCTGATTACCAGGGTGCCCATGAACGGCGGCTCGTAGGTTTCGTTGCCGGCATTGCGCACGCCGCGCGTGGCCAAGCTGCCACCGTTGTAACAGGGCTTGAACTCGTCCCAATCGAATGACTTGGAATGTGATTTGTCGCCGTTGTCGCTACGGTCGGCTTCCAGCAGCACGACAGGCATGCCCGAAATCTGGCCCATCGCACGGGCGCGGCCGGCCTTGGTGGACTTGATCGGGTCAAAGCCTTCGTAGTCGCTACGCGCCAGCAGCTTCCAGAGGAACGTGAGCAGCGTGGTTTTGCCCGCGCCAGCCTCGCCGGTTGCTTCGAGAAACGGGAATGACTTGTGGGCATAGCGGATCTGGTTGGCGAACAGTGAGCCAAACCAGAACGTGAGGGCAACCATGCCGTTGGTGCCGAAGCACGTCCAGAGCCAGTTGAGCCATTCGGTTCGGTAGGCTTCGTGGTCGCGCTGGATGTCCAGCCGGATCGACCGCTGTGTGGTCTTTACGCGCAGCTTCGGGAATTCGAAGTAATCCTCGGAATTGGCAACGGTGAGCGCGCCATCGCGCACGGCCAGGTCGCCAAAGATGTACGCCTTGTGGTCGGGGCTGTAGCCGACAAAATCGACCGTGGCCACGTCCTTGATGCCGAACGTCTGCGCGTCCATCACCTTGTCCAAGTGCCTTCCCGTTCCAAAGAACAGCGCACCCTGAGCGAGGCTGAGCAAGCGCTTCTTGAACTCGGTTGCGCTGGCGATCTGCGCGCCGGTGAAGGTGCCCTTTACCGGCGGAGCGTCATGCGGAAAATCAACACGGAAGAAGTACCAGCTTTCCTCGGTCGCATCGTTCTTCTGGAAGTAGAGCGCTTCGGGATAGCAGTTGGCGATCTCTACAACGGATGCGCTGGCCCGCTGCAGCTTTGCCAGTTCTTCGGCTTCGAGCTCGTCTTCGTCGGTAAGGTCGCGGTCGACCATGCGGTCTTTGCAAAGCTTCTCAAAGCGAAGCGGGTCAAACTGAAACCAGAACAGGCGCGAGCCATGTTCGACATGGAATTCCACGTTCTTGCTGCGCTCGTACACGATGAGACCCTTTTCCATCGCGGTGCGTGCCAGCAGCAATGCACCGTTGTGCCGGGCCAGTTCCAAGTCGGCCTGCCACACGCTATCGCCATCTTCGGCGGCCTGTGCCCGCAGGTGCAGATCGTTCCAGTCGGTCTTTCGGTCCCCGGCTTGCTCGATCTGCGCGGCCTTGCAGCGGTAGCCCAGCTTCTCGGCGCGGCGGATGTGCTTAGCCGTGAATCCACGTGCGCCGGGCTCGTTGTCCAGCGCCCACACCAGCACGGGTAGATCATTGGGACGCGCGGCGCTCAGTTCCTTTAGGGACAGTTCCGGATAGGCGTTGCTCGACATAGCGGCAACGGCGCAGATTCCCCGCTGTAGTAGCGCGACGGCGTCAAAGATGCCCTCCACGATCCAGACCTCACGGGCGGTTCGCAGCTGGTCGAGCGCGCCAGCGCTCCACCACACGCCGGCATAGCTCTCACCCGGCGCGAAGCGCGCCTTCATCTTTCCGAAGCGGTGCGGCCTGTCGATCAGTCGTTCCCACCAGCCGCCCTTTACAAGCGGGAATCGCACAGTGGCCGTGCCCTGGCGCTTGTTGGAGTCGTAGTAGCTCTCCTGCACGTACAGCCCCTGCAGTGGCTTGACGTTGAAGCCACGACCTGTGGCCAGGTACGCGTCGGCCGCAGCATGTGGCGCCTGCGGTGTCTGCGGGTTGTGCTTGGAATAGTCGTCAAACAGATCGTCGTAGAGGTCGCGCACGCGCACCTCATGGCCGCACTTGGCCTGTCGGCCACAGCGCAGCACCCAAGGCTTGAGGTAGCTGGTGTAAAGCTCCTTCTTGCCGCAGTGGGGGCACTTGCCCCCGCGCATGTACTCGGTGCCGCTGCGGTGTTTGAGGCCATAGTCGCGCTGGACGCGCGAGAGTACCTGTTGGCGGATCTCTTCTTGCATGGAGGTTCAGCCTTCGTTCGCCGCGCTGGCGGCGGTGCGGTGGTGTTGCATGGTTCTCTCCTGACCTCCCCGGCGGCGGTGGTGCGCTGCCGGGGAGGGGTAGTGCATTACTCGTCGGCCGGGCGTGACCTAGTCAGAATTCCGCGCAGGTCATCGGTGATGTACTCGGCGACGGCCGAGGTGTGGTCGGCCGTGATGCCCAGCACCTTTGCTGCCTCCGCAGGCAGGACCGCGATCAACTCCACTGCGTAGGAAATGCGCCAGAGGCGCGTCACGTCGGCGGCGCTGATGAGGTGCCCGTGTGGGTCAGCATCGGGTGGCGGCGGGTTGCGGTGCGGCGGCAGATGGCCGTTCTGGCTGCCCATCAGTTCACCCCGCCCGGATAGGCGTCGCCGCTGCGCAGCCACTGGAAGAAGCGGTCGGCCTCGCCCTTGGCGAGCAGGTAGACCACGGTTCCTGTCTGGATGCCCTCGGTGGCGGCGCGCAGCACATCCCCCGACTTGTGCGCGGACACGGTTGCGGCCGCGTCCGATTCGACGTGTATCAACGCCAGATACAGCACGCCGCGTTGGTCGAAGGAAGCGCGCAGGCCAAAGCCCGGCACCTGTGTCTCCAGCACGATCACCGGACGCAGGGCAGTTTCGGGGATTACTACGTTGGAAACGCCGGCCATCAATGCACCGCCTTGTCGTCGGTGCTGGGAGCGCCGCCGCTGGCATCGCAGGTAGCGGTGTAGGCGGCGATCACGTCGCCCAGGGTGATTGCGAGCGGGCACACGCCGACGGCGAGCAGGCGCGTGATGAACGCCTGATACGCATCATTGGGCCATTCGAGGGTGTCGGCGATCAGGCCGAAGGCGAGCGAGATTTGACGCGCGGAAGGATTGCCGGGCGTGGAAGGGGCGCCATGAGGCATGGAGACGTCTCCTGTATCCGAGGTATGGCCTCGGCGAGACGTTTCTACGCGTCGCACCGAGGGTGTCGGGAGGGTAGAAACCGGGATACAGACCGGCGGGCAGCTTTCCCCTTGCGGGTGTTGTATGACTGCCGCCCTCCCGACGCAGAAAGCGTCGGTGCGCTCGTTTTGCGGGCGCAAAAAAACCGCAAAGCTGACGGGCGCGGTTACCGCTGTATCCTCGGAGTTTCTACGCTCCTTGCGGCAGACAATGCTCTCCCAGCCCGGCGAAGTCAAGGGGAAATGACGGAAAGTGTGGGAACCGAATACAGCAGCGAACAGGTTCATGCAGACACCTGTTCGGCGGCACTGTTCGGCAGCTGTTGGTAGTCGCCACCGGCGGCGATGTGGGCTTCGACCAGGGCGCGCAGTTCAGCGGCTTTGTGGGCCTTCTCGGTGTAGGGAACGTACTCAACCCCGCTGGGGCTGGTGACAAAGTTCGGCTGAGTGGCGGTAGACCATCCGTCACGCTGGGTTTTGTGTCGCATCATGCACAGCACTCCCTAGCCGGCGGCCGCAGCCGCCAGGTCAGTTCGTTGTGGAAGGGGAAAGGTGAATCAGACGGCGGGCAAGTCGCCGCCGTCCGGTGAGCGTGTTGAGGGAGCGTCGATCCAATCCAGTTGCACGTTCCCTCGGTCTTCTTTCCAGCGCTGCAGCAGCAGGGCGCGCTCGTAGCCGGGCGTCTGCGGCAGTTCGCAGGCTGGTGCGTTGGGCATGCCGCTGGGGCTGGAGATGCTGGTCAGCTCAGAATGCCCAACGTAGGTCGCGCCACACACCGGGTTTTGGCACACGTAGGCGTCGGTGCGCAGATGACGGTGCTGTAGGGCACTGGTGCGCTTCGTCAACGGCGTGCCGCATACGTCACAGGTGAATATGGCGCGCTGACCCACCACGGCGCTCATGCCTTGCCCCGAGCCTTGGTAGCCTTCTTGGCGACGGTGGTCTTCGGCACAGCTTTACCGCTCTTGCCACGCGTTGCGGGCGACTGACGGGAAGTGGCGGGAACTGTGCAAGAATTGGGATCGCGCTTGATGCCAAGCGCGACAGCCGCGTCGTGCGACTTGCCGAAATTGCCTTTACCAACGCCGCGCAGCGCATCGTTGACCGAGTGACGGTCGAGGTTGTTCTGCCGGGCGAAAGCAACGACGGTGATGCCCATGTCGCGCAGGTGCTGGCGAGCTTCTTCAGGCGTGCGCAGTTTCGGCAGAGTTGTGCGTCGTGTGGCGGTCATCCCGTTTCCCCGTGTTAAGCGAGCAGTGAAATATCTTTCACTATGTTCAGTGAAAGATGTTTCACCTGTCAAGGAGGTTTGAGCGTGAGTGTGGGTCTGAGGCTGAAAGAAGAAAGGAAGCGACTGGGCCTTACCCAGGAGGCCATGGGTGTGGCATGCGGTGTCACCAAGCGCACACAGATCTTCTACGAAGTGGACAGCGTTGGAGCGAGTGCGGCCTACCTGACCGCCGCCTACGAACTCGGCGCGGATATCGTGTATGTGCTGACCGGCAACCGCGAGCGACTGGCCGAACCCGATGCGGATCTGCTCGATGCGTGGCGCACGGCGTCGCCTTCGGCACGCGCGGCCGTCATGGCGGCATTACGCGGGGTTACACCGGCGGTGACAGCGGCAGCGCCCCGCACTTCATTCGAGAACACCAGCATCGGCCAGCAGATCAGCGGCGATGTGGATCTGCGTGGGCAAAAGATCGTTGTCAAGGCCCCTAAAGCATCAAAGAAACCCAGCCGATAACGCTTACGCCGCGCTCTATTCAGGCCGCTAACTCACATCGCAAGAGGCGCCGGTGTGGCGCGCTATACGGTGTGATGGATTATGAGTTGCGGTGATGGTGTGGAGCGTGGTGCGGCGACGTGCGTTTGCAAGGGTCAGACCGTGTTTGAAGGGGCCGTGATTGGCCAGGTGTTCACCGGACAGGTGCGTATCAGTGCGCCGCGACCGTTGCATCAACGCCGCCCTCGAAACCATGGGAAGCAGCGAAAATCGCTCTGGCGTAGGCCAGCTTTCAGCAAGGGGAATGCAATGGAAAGAGGCACAGAATTCACACGCACTCGATTCTCGGTGGACACCGTGCGCGCGGCGATACAGGCCGTCCGCGAAGTCATAGGCGAAACCAAAGCCGAAGTGGTCCATGAATCGCTCAAGGTAGATCTGCCAGACGGTCAATGGCGGTTCGACGATGAGAACGAATTCTATGCGGCGATACCACAAGGAACAGGCTATGGCTTCATCGTTGACGCGCGATCAGTACGTATCCAGGTGACTCAGTTCCCCAGGTCAGCGGTTGTGGACGTACGAGCGCCCACGCGTGCCCACGTACAGCGCATTTTCAGCCCTTTCGACAATAAGCAGGGAGCTGAGGCGGTCCCTGCAGACAGCCCTGTAGTTTTCGTTGGCCATGGAAGGAATCCAGCGTGGAAAGATCTGCGGGACCATCTTCGTGATCAGCACGACTATCGTGTCGAATGCTACGAATCCGGCGCCCGCGCGGGTCATTCAATACGCGACATCCTTGAATCTATGGCGGCGAGGTCATCGTTCGCAGTCTTAGTTATGACTGGCGAGGATATGCAAGAGTCTGGCGCGCTCCGCGCAAGGCAGAACGTCATCCACGAAGCGGGCCTATTCCAAGGCCGACTTGGATTCTCGCGCGCCATAATCTTGCTGGAAGAGGGCGTCGAGCAGTTCTCCAACGTGCAGGGTGTGCAATACATTCCCTTTGCCAAGGACCGCATAAGGGAGGCGTATGGCGACGTCCTGGCCACATTGCGCCGCGAGTTCGGCGGAGGCTAGGACCCTCGTTCCAGCTCCAGCGCGGTTACGAAACCGCCACTGCCGTCGATGGTGTGCGTGGCCTTGGCCACCAGCCAGTCGGTGCCATCAATCTCAGGTTTGAAGCCGCTGACAGTAACCGTCTGCTCCGGGTAGATGTCGGCTCGACCAATGGCCAGCCGATAACTCAGCTGTGCGGTGCCTCGGTCCAGCCGTTTGAACTCGGCGTCTGCGTGCTGCCGCGCCTCATCTGCAGTGGCATACGTGGCCTGCAGCTTCTTTTCGTTCTCGGACGTGCCCACCAGCACGCCCGTGCGGCGTGCTGCCTTGCGGTCACCCCAATAGGCTCGAACGCCGGTGAACTTCTCGCGGTCGGCGACGCTGTAGCGGTGCTGGTCACCCGATGCCCGCGTGATCCGCACGCCAGGCAGAGGCTGGCCGCTGGCTGTGGTGCCAGCGCCGATAGGCGCGAAGATCAGCGTGCCGGCCTTTACCGTGGCCACGGCGTCGAAGCGTTTGCCCAGCCGCGTGAGCAGGTTGATATCGCTCTCGTTGGCTTGATCGAGGTGGGCAATGGCAACGCCCGCCAGATCCGCGGCCACGGACGTGCGCAGCGAATGCTCGCCCGCAATGGCGCTGAGAATGTCGCCCAGGGTGGTGTCGTGCCAGCTGCGTTCGCGCCGGCGGCGAGTCGCGCCGGTCAGATCAGCCGAGCGCGCCCGAATCGTGATGATGTCGGGCGAGCCGCTGTGTTCTACTTCATCGACCTTGAAGGTGCCCTTGTCGAACAGGCCGCTGCCTTCGTAGCCGATGGCCACCTGCAGGGTGACGCCCCGGCGAGGCAGGGCCAGCCTGCCGTCATGGTCGTGCACGCGCAGATCGACCTGGTCGGCTTCGTCGCCACGGCTTTCGGTCAGGGACAGATCCAGCAGGCGCGGGGCCAGCCGTTCGGTCAGATCCACGCCGTCTAGGACGACCCGCCACGCGGGAATCGGGTACGGGCTGGCCCTCATGCGATGGCCTCGCTTGCGCCGTCGTCGTCACGTTCCAGCTGCATCTGGAAGTCGATCAGGCGCGGCGTGCCGTCGCTGAACAGCTCGCGTCGCGTTTCGCTGAGGCTGGTCAGCAGGTAGGCACCGTAGACACGGCCCGTGCCCTCCACCAGCGCCTGCGGTTTGCCTTGGTCGGCCAGCTCGCGCAGCTTGTCCAGCACCTGCAGGTCGGTGGCCAGCTCGCCGGCGATGGTGCCCTGCAGGCTGATGGTGTCATCGCCCGGCCCGACGTACTGCCGGGCTGCGCGGGCGCCGACGCGGTCGCTGCTGGCGTGGCGCCAGGTCATCTGGCGCTGCAGTTCGCCGTAGGCGGCGGTGGAGAGGGAGAACACGAACGTGCCCCAGGTCATCATCATGGTGGTGGTCCTCAGTCGCTGAGCCGGGCACCGCGTCGGGTGGCCTTGTCGCGCTCGATCTGTTCAATGGCCTGCCGCACCAGATCCGCAATCTCGCGGGAGTCGGCGCCGGACGGCGGTTGGATGTTGATGGTGTAGGCGGAAGCGCCTGTGCTGCCCGCTGCGGCCTGCGGAGCCGCCGGGGCCATCACCGGAGCGGCTGCGGCCATGACGGGCAACGCAGCGGCGCCCAGCGCGAATCCGGCCGATGCTTGGCGCAGTTTGTCGCGGCTGGCGGTAGCGCGTGCGGTGTCAGCGGTGTTGCCCAGGCGCGCAATGCGCTGCTCGCGCAGCTGGTCCAGTCGGGTCGGCCCGGCTGCGCTGTTGGCCGCAGGCCCCTGCATGCGCTGGGTCATGCCGGCGCTGATCTGCGTCACGCGCTCGCCGCCAACCGCTGCTGCACGCAGGCGGTCACGGCTGGCGGTGGCACGTTCGGTATCGGCGTCCGAGCCGTTGCGGGCGATGCGTCGCTGGCGAAGTTCATCAAGGCGGCTGGCTGATTCGGCGGTGCCGCCCACGCCCGCCTGCTGCATGCGCTCGCCCATGCCGGCACCGGCCTGCGTGATGCGGTCGCCAACGTTGGTCACCTGCTGCAGCGGCTCGCTCTGGCTTCGGTCGATGCCGCCGGCCAGGCCCTGCATGGTGAAGTCACCAAACTGCGCGAACACACGCGACGGGCTGTGGATGCCCAGCAGACCCTTGAAGCGATCCATCACGCCCGAGGCGATGTTGGCCACCGCATCCATCGCGGCGCTGCCGCTGGACGTGATGCCGTTGACCAAGCCCTGCACCATGTCGATGCCTGCCTGCATCATCCTCGCTGGCCAGCCGAGCAGGATCTGATTGGCGCCGTCCCACATGGCCGTCAGGCCCGACCGGATCTTGTCCCCGTTGAGGGTGAACAGGCCGACGATCAGCTGCCACGCGCCCTGCAGGTACGTCCACGCACCGCCGACGGCGTTCTGGATGATCGGCAGCATGAAGGTGAACGCCTTCACCAGCCAGCCGACAGCGACGACGGCCATGCGCAGGTTGACGGTCAGCACCTGGCCCAGCACCTGGCCGAAGCCACGGCCGGCAGTGGTGGCGCCCTGCAGCTGCTCGCTTGTGGCCTTGAAGGGGGTGAACAGCTTTTGCACCCATGCCAAGGCTTTGCCCATGGCATCGGACACCTGCGTCCACACCGGCCCCAGCGGTTCCAGCGCGGTCATCAGCTCGGCCATGATCGGATTGACCACATCGAGCACGCCCTGCCACACACCGATCATGAACGCTTTGATCGGCTCCCAGTATTTCCAGACCAGCGCAGCAACCACCGCCACGGCGGCGCCAATGGCGAGCACCGGCAGGCTGATGCCGCCCAGCATCGGCAGCAGCATGCGGCCGACATTGAGCAGCATCGGGAACGCACGGCCACCGAGCGACAGCACCTGGCCAACCAGCCGGCCGATGCCACCGCCGCCACTGAGCAGCATCACGCCCTTGTGGATCTGCGTCAGCGCCATGGCACCGACGCCGCCGGCCACCAGCAAACCGCCGAGCGCAGTGGCCAGGGCGGTACCGCCGATGGCCAGCTTGGCGATGGTGGCCACCAGCTGCGGGTTCTTGGTCACCCACTCGGCCATGCGGTCGGCGACCTTGGCCACGCGCGCGGCCAGTTCCTTGACCGTCGGCAGCAGGGTCTTGCCCAGGCGCTGTGAAAGAACGGTGGCGCTGTTCTTGAGCAGGATCAAACCGTTCTCTGCCGTGCCCACACGCGCGGCATATTCGGCGTTCATCGAACCGCCGTACTTCTGCGCGTCGGTGACCTTGCCGAAGTTCTCCTTCAACAGATCGAGGTTGGTCAGCAGCGGTGCGATCGCACCGATCGACTCGCGGCCGAACAGCTGCGTCATCGTCGCCGCCTGCTCGGCCTTGGGCAGCTGCTTCAGTTTCTCCAGCACCTGCAGGATCGCGCCGCCGGCGTCGTCCTGCATCGCCTTGGCCATATCGCCGGCCTTCAGCCCCAGCTTCTCGAACGATGCGATCTGACGCGAAGTCGCGGCCTCGCCCGAGGACAGCGTGAGCAGCATGTTCTTGATGCCGGTGGCCGACACCTCCGACTCGATGCCCATGCCGGCGACGGTGGCGCCCAGCGCGGCCAGCGGGCCGCTGCCGAGGCCGGCGACCTCGCCCAGCGCGCCGATGCGGTTCACCACCTCGCTGATCTTCTGGACGCTGGCCGGCCCGGTGTTGCCCAGGTAGTTGATCTTGTCGGCCAGCACGACAACGTCGTCCTGACCCATGCGGAACGCTGTACGCCATGTGGCCATCGTCTGGCCGGCGTCTTCCGCCGTCGTATCGAAGGCCACGCCCATCTTGGCCGCGTCCTCGGCGAAGCGGGTCAGCTCGTTGCTGGCGATGCCGGCCTGGCCGGCGGCGGCGACGATCTTGGCGATGTCGGTCGGCACCATGGGCAGGCGGCGCGACAGTTCCTCAATGTCGCGACCCATCTTCTCGAAGCCGTCCGGCGTGTCGAAGTCGACCACCTTTTTCACGTCGGCCATGGCCGACTCGAAGCTCATGGCCTGCGCGATGGGCAGCGTCTGCGCACGCAGGGCACCGAACGCGGCCAACGCTACGCCGGTGCCGTGGGCGGCGGCGTTCATGCCGGCGCTGTGGATCTTGCGGCTACGGGCCTGCGCCGCATCGAGTGCAGCCAAGCGAGTGCGCTGCGCCTCCATCTGCTGGGAGGCGGCGGCAATATCGGTGCGCAGCTTGCGTTCATGCGCGCCGAGTTGCCGCGTGCTGATGCCGGCGCGGTCCAGACTGCCGCGCAGGCGCTGCAGCTCGACCGACTGCTGTTGGTGCTGGCCCTTGAGCTGTGCAGCCGCAGCCTTGGCTTGCGCGAACTCGCGGCTCAGCTTGCGGGTAGGGGTGCCAGCCTCTTTGATCTGGCGGGCCAGAGCGGCAACGCGCAGCTGCGCGGCCAGGTGGCTCTGTTCGGTGGCGCGCACCGCCTGCTGTTGCTGGCGGTAGGCCGCAACGTCACGCTGGGCGGCATTGAGGCGGCGCAGGTTGGTCTGTTGTTCCTGCAGGGCGGTGGACAGGCCCTTGCTGCCGGCCATGACCTTCTTGAACGGGGCGCTGGCGCGGTCGAGCGCTTCCAACACCACCTGCAGGCGAAGGTTACCGCCGCTCATGCGACGACAACCGATGCGCGTGTTACGGCGTCGTGGTGTCCGTGGGATCGGCTACCAGCGCGGCCAGGAAGCGGCATCCAGCGCTGAACGCCCACAGCAGCAGCCCGCCGACCGAAGCCAGCAGGAACAGTGCAAAGAGCATGGCGATAAGGGTGTCCATGGGCGGACTGTATCACTGCTGGGCTCCACTTCGGTCATAGGCGCGCTGGCGCCAATGGATCAGTTCAGACAGGGAGAGGGCCGACAGCTCGGTGAGGGTGAAGGAGAAAATCACCGCGATATCGGCCATCAGATCCTCTACGCAGGCAGGGATTCCTTCTCCGCTTTCGGCACGAAAAAATCACCGATGACGCGGGCGATCTCGATCAGGTCGGCCGGTTCCAGCTTGCCGGCGTCGGCGGTGGTCAGGATCGGCTGGCTGATGCGCGGCAGGACAGTGGTCAGCGCCGTCACGTCCATCTGCGCCAGGTCGAACAGCTTGATGCCACGCAGGTCACCAGCGGTCGGCTTGCGCAGGCGGACGGAGCGGATCACCTGCTCGCCGCGCTGGATGGGGGTTTCGAGGACGATCACGTTGGTGCCGGTGGTTTCGTCGGTGGTGGTGCTGGTGTTGGATTCGGTATTCATGTGCATCTCTCACAGGGTTGGCCCAGCCGTGAGAGCGGCCGGGCAAGGGGGAAAGGGATCAGGCGCCGATAGCGCGGCGGATGGCGGACTGCTGGTCAACACCGTTGACCACGAAGATCATGCCGACCATGTCGATTTCGATTTCGGTGCGGCCGTTGATGGTCAGCTTGTAGTAGCTGGCCGAGGTCTTGACGCTGAACTCGGTGTCGTCGCCCACCTTGCCGGTGCCCGAGTCGATCTCCGAATGGCGGCCGCGGATGACGATTTCCACCGAATCCACCTCGCCGGTGTCTTCACGCTGGTAGGCACCGGCAAAGCGCAGCTGCACCGCATTGTGCGAGACGGCGCCGTACTGGCGCAGCACGTCGAGCATCAGCCCGCCACACTTCCACTCGGCCTCGATCTTCTCCTGACCCAGGTCGATGTCGATGGGGCCGACCATGCCGCCGGCACGGTATTCCTCCATCTTGCGGGCCAGGGTGGGCAGCTTGAACTCGGTGACCTGGCCGATGTAGCTCAGGCCGTCGTTGAACAGGTTGAGGTTTTTCAGCTTGCTGGGCAGAGCCATGGCATTGGTTCCTTATGCGGCCTTAGCCGCTGATGCGGGCCGGGAAATCGGCGAAGTAGCGGTCGGTGATGCGCTGGTTCAGCTGCAGGTTTTCCAGCGGCGGTACCGGGGTGTAGTCGTAGTCGATCACCAGCTGGCCATCGGCCAGCGACTGCGACGCGTTGGCGGCTTCGTCGTACCAGGCGTTGGCGCCGATCAGGTAGCCGGCATAGACCAGCTCGCGGAACTTGGCGTTGATGCTCTCCAGCAAATCGCGGATCAGCGACGGGTGTAGCGGTTTGTCGATATAGACCTGACGGGACTCGGCGATGGTGTCGGACAGGATCTGTGCGGTGCGGGTGGCCGTCTCGAACTGGAACAACGGGTCATCGCTGCAGGTGCGCGAACCCCAGAACTTGTAGCCGTTGGAGTTGATGAGGGTGGTCACATCGCCCGCGTTGAGCAGACCGGCGTCGGTGTTGGGGTCCTGCAGATCCCAATGCACGTCGCGGCTGATGCCGGTCACGCCTGCCACCGGCACGTTGGAGATGGACTTGTGCCAGCCCTGCAGCTGGTCGGTCATGGCGCGCACGCCCAGCGCACGGGCGACGGCGTAGGCCATGCCGGTAGATGCGGTGGCGGTGTTGAAGGCCATGAAGTCGGGATAGATCAGCATCACTTCACGGTCGGCGAACTGCTCGCGGTAGGCGATGGCTTCGGACACGTTGGCGCTCGCAGCGCAGCTGGCGTAGACCATCGCGCGCAGCTTCTTGGCGACGATGGCCAGCGCAGCGGTGACCGGCTGGGTATCCAGCCCCGGCGCGCCCAGGATGCGCGGACGCACGCCCAGCTGGGCCTGTGCCACCAGCAGCGCGTGCAGGCCGGTGAAGCGGCCACCTTCGGCGGCACCGATGACCTTGGCCGTGGTGTCGGTATCATTGCCGGCGCTCGCCACACGCACCGCAACCACAATCGGGTTGCCCTGGTCAGCGATGCCCTGCAGCGTGCCGCGCAGGGTGCCGGTCTTGCCTGCCTTGCCGACAGCGCTCAGCACGTCGGTAATCAGGACCGGGCGGTCCAGCGGGAAGGCGTCCTTGTCAGCATCCTCGCCGGTGCAGACAACGCCGATCACGGCGGTGGAGACAGTGCGGATCGGGCGCGTGCCGCCGTTGATTTCAATGACGCGCACGCCGTGGTGGTAGCCGTTGGTGGCCATGGGCTTCTCCTGCGGTTAAGGGGTGGGAAAGCGGAGTGGTACGGAAAGGCGGGTGTTGCGCGATGCGCCGCTCGGCGTGGCCAGCTGGGCCTGCAGGTCGAGGACGAACGAGCCGGCCACGTCGCCGTGGACCAGGTCGATACGGGTCAGGCTGATGCGCGGCTCCCAACGCATCAGCGCGGTGGCGGTGGCGCCGAACAGCCGCAGGCGGGCTTCGTCGTTGAACGGTTGGTCGATCAGCTCCGGCAGGAGCGATCCGTACTCGCGACGCTGCACACGCGAGCCAATGGGGGTGGTCAGAATGTCGGCGATGGACTGGCGCAGGTGTGCCAGGTCATCGCTGAACGCGCCGCTGCGGGCGTCCATGCCGATCATGCCGGCGCCCCGGTGGTGCCACCGCCCGGCTGCACGCCGGGGTGCTTGTGCTTGGTCAGGCTGATGCCGGCGGCGACCACGTCGTCAGACACCTCCACCTTGCCGGTGATCGTCACCTTGCCTTCGATGCTGGTGGCGCCCTTGATCGTCACCGGGCCGGTGATCGTGGTTCCGCCGTCGGCGGTGATGGCGACGGTTCCGCCAGCGGGCAGAACGGCCGACAGGGCGTGCGCGACGTGGTCGTAGCTGACCATGGCGCCATCCTTGAACTGGATCAGGGTCAGGTTGGGGCTGGTCGACGGCGCCGGGTACTGCTCGCAGTACAAGCCGCGCAGCACGATGGCGTTGGCCAAGTCACCGTCGCAGCACAGCAGCGCCACCTGTTCGCCGCTGCTCGGCGGTGCCCAGGTCCGCAGCTCGCCGGCGGCAGCGCTGAACCACGGCAGGAAGTCGGTGTGCGCTTCGCCCGTCTGCACGCGGCACAGGTGCCGGGCGTGATCGACCTCGGTCACCACACCGTCGCGCAGCAGGTTGTTGATCTGTTGGGGCAGGGCGCTATCCATGCCCCCATGTTCCCGGCGGTCCCTCGCGCGCGCACGGAGCGCGGGCGGTAGATGGGACCGCTACAACGGCGGGCGAGCGGATCGCGCCGCCGTGTGATGGGGCGGTATCAGCTTGGCTGTGCTGCGGTGGGATCACCGCCTGCAGTCTCCACCCAAGCACCCGCGCCGTCGTCATAGGTGATCGGCCCGCTGCGCTCCATGGGCGGGGCGTGATCGGTCACGGTGGCGGGCAGCGGCTGGCCACGCAGCAGCGGCGCGGCGAAGCTGCCATCGCCCTTGTTCCAGATCGGCCGCCCGCTGTAATCGGGCTGCAGCGTCCACTCGCCTCGAACGGCGTCCCAAGCGTTGCACTGCGGCGTGGTGCCATCCAGACGGAATGGCTCGGCCAGGGTGACGCCGCTCGGCAAGGGCTCGCCGAGCGCGAGCCGATTGGGGACGGCCATCGCAGTGCGCGTGTCCCATAGCATGCGGTTGCGGAAGTCGGCCACCAGCTCCCAGCGGCTCCCGTCATCAGCCAGGCGCAGCGCCTGGCACTGGCCGGCGGCCTGTGTGGGGGCCACGTCCACCGTGCCATCGGGCAGGTGCCAGATGCCGTCGGGCGACGGCTGCAGGCGCACAGGACCCATATAGGCGCGGTTGGCGGGATCGAAGGCGTGGGCAAAGCGGGCTTCGTTGGACATGCTCCGTTCCTCAGTAGGTGATGCAGTAGATCATTCGCAGACCGGCCGGCAGGTTGCGGTCGCCGCCGGTGTTGTTCACCGTGACCGCGTGGGAATGCGCGCCACTGTCTGCAGCCGATGCGCTGTGGCCGTGATCGCCTACCTGCGCGACGGAAATGGTGTGGGTGTGGTTGCCGGCGTTGTTCATGCCGATGTTGTGGGCATGGGCACCAGCACCATCCGTGCTGAACGCATGGGTATGCGAGCCGGCCGCGTTGGAGTATGGCCAGCTGTTGTCGTAGTCCACGCCGCTCGCGCGTGAACCTGCTTGATCCTGATTCCCGTAGGTGCCCCACGGATAGGTCATCTTGTCGCCGAATGGCACGACGTGGTTGTGCTCGCCTGCCGCCGAGGTGCCGCCGGTGTGCCCGTGGTGGCCCTGCGAATCGGTCCATGCGCCGTGGGTATGCTCGCCGGCGGCGGCAGCGCTGGCACTGTGCGAGTGGGCACCACCGCCCGCCACCGAGATGGTGTGGGTGTGGGTTCCGGCGCTGGCGGACGATGCGCCATGCGCGTGCCGGATCACCTCACCGCTGGTGGTGCTACCAACAGTCTCCGGCTTCTGCGTGTGGGTGACCACGGTGCCTTCCAGCATCGCCGGAACGTTGAAGGTGGTCTTGCCATCGCCTGCGCCGTACAGCGTGCCGATGGCGGCGAACAGCTCGGCATAGGTGGTGCGCGACACGGCGGCGCCGTCGCACAGCAGGGTGCCGCTGGGGGCGGTCTTGCCCGCGAACATGATGACCTGGCCGGGGATCCGATTGGCCTTGGTGCTGGGCGCGAAGTTGCCGGTATGCCACACACGCTCTCCGCCCACGGTCAGCGAGCCGAACACGTTCATCGTGTAGTCGGCCTTCCCGTTGCGGGTGAAGTTGATGACGTTGTCCCCGGCGCCATCGGGGCCTTGGAAATACGTCGGCGTCTTGGCCATGAACCGGAAGACGCTGGAGCTTTCAAAGAGCAGCGTGCCGTTGACGGTGCCACCAGCGCGGTCCAGCTTGGTCCCAGGATCGAAGTTGGCGTTCGTCCACAGCTCGACCCAAGGCTTCCACCGAGTCTCAGCGGTGCTGCCGGCAGAGTCGTGGCGCGCTCGCATCCAAAAGCGGTTGGCGCTGGTAAAACTGCACGCCAGGGCCAACCCTCGCGCATTGTCGTAGCTGGGCAATGAAATGGCGTGCGTGTATGCCGACGGCATCGAATCATCCACAGCCGCGCTGCGAAGGTGGGAGCGGTAGGTGTCGTATGCAGCCAGCCAACCACTGCCATCCTGTGTTCGCGGCGCAAACGCAACGCGGGCAGCCACGTCAGCCGCCGATCCGGCGCCGATCTCGGCCAGTGTCCACCCGAAATTCTCGCCACCGTTTAGATCCTTGGTGGTGTTTCCGATGGTCACCTTACGGTAGGCGCCCCACGATGTGCTCACGATGTTGGCAGAGCCATCGAAGGCTGTGCCGTTGATGGTGCGAGGTGTCACCAGCTTGCTCGCCGTGACGGCATTGCCGTTGAGCATGCCCCGGAATTCTGGTGCCTCAACGAGCCCAGAGGTGGGGTTGAACGAGATTACGCGCGAGTTGGTGGTGTTCGTGAGACGGAACTGCTTGCCACCGGTTGTGTCGAATAGTTCCAACACCGTGTCGCCATCCTTGGCCAACTGCCGGAAATGCCAGGGCCGGTGGGAGAACAGTTCGAGCAGAACGGTGCCATCGGCACTGCCATTGCCGAGACCCACTCGGGCGGCCGCCATCTCCGCCCTGCCGTTCTTGTAGAGCGCCAGCTGGCCACTGGCATTGGAGGAACCATTGGGCCGCAGGTACACGTAGCCCCCGGACTCCCCTGTGTCCCCCGCGCCCGCTGCCAGCACCACGCTGCCGGTGTCCGTTCCACGCAAGCCGCCACCGCCCTTCCCGAGGTCGATGGTCTGATCGCTAGGCAGGGACAAGCCAAGGGCGAAGGTCTGCCGACGGCCCCAGCTGTTCTCTGTGACTTCGACCAGGCGTCGCAGATCCGAGACAGAGGCGACCGGTTCGACCGTCGCATAGACGATTCCGCTTGGTTCGACCGTCGAGAAGTCTTTGACTCCGTGATAGGTCGCGTTCAGGACGTTTACCGGGCGCACGCGGTGGCCGTGGTTATACGCCCCTTGCAGCATCCACAGTTCAACGCCGGTGGAGACGCCCGCGCTGTTCTGAGTCAGGACCATCCCGTAACGCGCACTGTCGTTGAGGGAGTCAAAGCCCCCCAGTCGTGCCGGATAGACCATCGCGTCTACATGTGCCGGCGTTAGTGCAGTCATCCAAGTGTCGTAGCCACGCGTCGACGCCGATACGAAATCAGTAACAAAGCGGCGCCCGCCGATACCGCCGCAGGTGATCTCAAGCATCAGGATGCTCGCGCCGCTCCCGGCCCACAGGAGTGTGCCCAGCTTGATCCAACGCTTCTGCGCACTGTTGGTAGCTATCAGGTACGAGGTCTGGACCTCGCCGACCTGCGGGAAGTCGGATGCGTGCTTGCCGTCGAGCGTGTCGGCGTCCAGCCCCTTGCCGTGCCCCATGTCCTTCAAGGCGGCGCCCTTTAGTTCGAGGCTGGTACGGATATCCGCGGCCGTTGCCTGGGCAAGCAGCGTCTTGACGAACGGCGTCGGAGCATTGGCGCCGAAACGGCTATCCAGCGTCGCCTTCAATCCGCGAGCGGTGACTGCGCGCACGGCATCGGCGCCCAGGATGGTTTCGGGGCTGTCCGCCAGCTCGACCACACCGGCAACAGTTTCGGTGGCCGGCGGATTCAGAAACTCAGTGCTGCCGAACTTGATCTGCGCAGTGTCGATATCGGCAAGCACCACGTCTGCCGAGAGCAGCAGCGTGGAGATGGTGGCCTTCTCCATGATCGCGTCGGCCTGGCCGTACACCGCAAACAGGGTGCCGTCGGACAGGTACAGCCCGAAGCCACGCAGGGTGTACTTCTCCGCGCCGCTGTCCTCCAGCGTGACGTGGATGGTATCGGCCGCCACCGACTTGCCGCCGAAGGTGGTCATGCGCTTGAACTCGCCCGGCAGCTGCGTCATGGCCGCAGTGGGGGTGAAGCCAGTGGCAGTGAGGCCAATGTGGGATATCAGCACCGTGTTGGTGCCGGTGTTGCTTGCGTTGACCAGCTTTGCGCGGCCAGCGGTGGTGATCTTCATGCGCATGGGGGTCAATCTCCGGTCATCGTCAGGCGGCGGTAGACCGCCGCTCGGGCACCTGCGACGTCTCCGACTTGGCTGTCGGCCTGAATGCCTTGGGTGAAAGTGAAGTGCGATCGCACGGGCTTGGTGCGGTTCACTGCGTCAACGATCTGGTGCACGAACTCGGCTGATGAGTCCTGACCGCCGTCGCCGCTGATGGTTAGGAACAGGTCGAAGGTGTGCGGCTGGCCCTGTGGTGTGGACTGCCACCACTCGCGGATCTGGACCTGACCGCCAAAGCTGGCGACCAGGTCGGCGATGCTTTTGGCAGTGCCTTTGTGTCGCTGGATCTGGAACGAACTGGCGATGCGGGCACGCTTGATGCGCTCGGGCCAATCGCTGTCCCAGGTATCGACCGACACGCTCCACGCGAGGAACGGCAGGAACTCGGCCGGGCAGTTCCACGGATTCCAGAGCGTGTCGTGCACCATCGGTACGGCCGACAGCTGAGCGTCGGCGCGCTCTACCGCGCGCTCTAACGGCGTGGAGTTGGGTGGCAGCAGGGAAGCGGTGTCAGGCATCGGTGCCGCCGTGCTCGATCACCACGCGGGTGCAGAACGGCGCAGACTGCGCATCCACCGGCATATCGGCCGTGGGCGCCATCAGCTGCACACGGTGGACGCCATCGACGTGCAGGGCCGAGTAGAGCGCCGACAGCGGCACGTCGCGGCCCAGGCGCTGGGTCTGCTGCAGGAACAGATCCACGCGGCGGCGGGCCTCGGCCAGCACCAGGGCGCTGTCAGGGCCATTGAAGGTGACCAGCCGTGCGCGGATCTCGAACGGCTTGACGGTGGCTGGGGCCACGGTCACGTAGTCGGTCAGCGGGCGCACGTTGTCGTTGAGCAGTGCGGCCTCGACGATCTTCAACAGATCGGCCGACGGTGTGCCGTTGCCCTGCCGCGACAGGACCGTGACCGCCACCTTGCCCGGCGACGGGCTGGCCACGCTGGCGTCGAGCACGTCCGGGTGTGCCGATAGCGTGTGGAAGATGTAGGCGCCTTCGGGGCCGGCCACCGACAGGCTTTCCGGCGCCAGCTGGATGCGGCGGCGGAACGCGGCATCGTTCTCGTAGACGGCGGCTGTGTTGGTCTTTGGATCTGCCGGTTTCAACAGCTTGCGCTGCACGCCGAACGGCACCGCGAGGTTGTCCAGATCGGCGCCCATGGAGTAGGGCAGCAGCAGGCCGCGTGCGCGCTGGTTGAACTGCTCACGCAGTACCAGCTCGCGGTACGCGCTGGCCTGCAGCAGCTTCATCACCGGATCGGATTCGACCAGGGCGGTGTAGTCGGGGCACAGGCGGCGGAACTCGGCCAGGCGCTCGGCCAAGATGGCCTCGAACGTGCGCTGTTCGAAGATGTCCGGCGCCGGCAGCTTATCGACTTCGATGGCGGTAAATGAGGACACGGATGCACCGGCTGATGGGTCCGGTCCAGATTCCCATCGCGCGCGCGCGAGGCTGCGGAATGCAGCGTGTAGCGCGGCCGCTTACGCTACAGCGTGTGCAGGTGATCGAGGATCAGCTCGCGTATCAGCTGTTCGTCGGCGTTGGTGAAGCCGAGCAGCACGCGTCGCGCGTAGGTGACGCGGGGGCCACCCTTGCTCACGGTATCGGTGCGGCCTTCTTGGTGAATGCGGGCGATGCGCGAGACGCGCCCGGCGAAGCCCACCGCCGCCTCGCTCGCACTGGCACGCACCCGCAGGTGCTTGGCCTGCCGGATCTTTCCGAACATGACGCGCCGCTTGATGCGGCCGGCTTTGGCCCGTCGCGGCGGTGGGTTGCGTCGAGCTGCAAAGGGGGTGCCATCAGGATTCTGCTGGCTGGCGATGCGCATCTGCTGCGAGCGGCGCACGGCGGTGCCAACCTTGCGCGCCAAGCGGCTGCGCTCAGAGGCGCTCAGGCTCTGCAGCAGCGGTGCCACCCAAGCCTCCAGCCGCTGCAGATCCTCGCTCATTCAACGATGGCCGGCAGCGTTGCCACGACTTCGCCATCAGCGAACAGCGGGCCACCAGCCAGGGAGTGGCGGTGTTCCCATTCGGTGGGCGGTTCGGACAGGTATTCCAGCTGGAATGCGCCGGCATTGTCTTGCACCACGCGCACGCGCTCGGTCAACGGCAGCTTGATGGCCAGATCCACCAGCGAGTCGCTCAGCACGTCGACCACGAAGGTCAGCTTCTCGCGGTTTTCGGGGTTGGCCAGTAGCTCAGGTTGATGCCGGGTAAGCCACTGCAGCAGCGGCACCATGACGGCCTCGGGCGCCCCGGCGAAGTCACGCAGGATCAGTTCGAGGGTGTAGCGGTACTGGAAGGACAGGCCCGCCGTGAAGCTGGCCACCAGCCCGCCGTCGTCCACGAACACCAGCAGGCGTTCCGGATCGGCGGCGAGCGTCGGCATTGCCGCGATCAGGTGCTGGCGGAGCAGTTGGGGCTTCTTCATCGCCGCGCGCACTCGGCCAGGGCGGTGTGCAGCTGGGTGACCAGCTGCTGCAGCGCCGTCACCTGCTCGGCGGCGGCGTGGTACTGGCCGTAGTTGGCTGCGGTGGTTTCGGCGACGGCAGAGAGCGTAACGCCGGCAGCGGGCGCATCAGGATCGCCGGCAGTTCCGGTGGGGGCGATGCCTGCCGCAGCGGCGTCGTGGATGTGCACGAAGCCAGCAGGCACAGCGCAAGCGGCATCAGCAGTCGGAGTGACATAGACGGGAACCTCTTTGGTAATGGTGGCGCCGCGTTCGCGCACGATCTGTACGCGATCCACATACTTGGTCACGACGCGGGTGGTGCCCTGTGCCAGTTCCAGCTTGCCGGCCAGATCCTTCTTCTCGGCCTTGGCGCTGGCCAGGGCAACGTTGGCGCGGTCCAGTGCTGCAGTGGCGCGGCTCACGCGCGCCTGCTGGCAGCTGAAAAGGCCGGCGGTGCCGGCGATCAGGACCACGATGGCAAGGGCGCGGTATAGCATCAGCGTGCGCCCAGCACGGCTAGGGCGCGGTTGGTGCGTGCCGTGCGGTCGGCCATCCCGTTCGGGGTGGCGCGGCTGCGGGCGTTGCCCAGGTTCACCACGCGGCTGACGCTCAGCACGTCGCGCTGGTCGGCGTAGGCGTTGAGCCGGTTGTCGTGCCAGAACGCCGCCGCCGCCATGGCGCCGATTTCCGGTTCGATCAGCAGGGCAGGCACCTCTTCCAGCGGCTGGCCGATCAGGTGGCCGATGTTCTCGTAGTTGCCCCTGCCCGTGTGCATCATTGGGCCACGGCCGCGATACAGGTAGCCGTCGCCATTGGCCTCGTTGCCATTGCCGTTGCGGTTGGCATAGACGCGGTTGCCCAGCTTCGCCGGCTGGTGGACGAATGCAGCCGCCTCGGGGCCTTCGACGTACTTGCCGAACACTTCGAGCAGGCGCTCGCGGCTGTAACTGAGCGATTCCTCGACGCGCGACAGGCTCAGGCTTTCATGGCCGACCTGCGCGAGGAAGTAGGCGGCGCGCACGGGGGTGTTGATCCCGAAGCGCTTCATCGCCGCATTGAACGGCGCCACCCAGCGCTGAGCACGGGCGAGCGGGCATTGCATGATCTGCGCCAGTTGTGAGGCGGTCAGCACGTCAGTTGCTCCCGAACAGGTGCGCGACGTTGCCGCGCGAACGATAGGTGGCCACCAGCAGGACCAGCAGTAGTAGCAGCTGCCAGACGGTGACGTGGACGCGGGCGCCCTGCAGCATGATCTGTAGGGCCAGGCCGCCGGTGGCGGCGATCAGCAGCCATGCGCACCAGGCCATGGCGGGGCGGTGGTTGGCGCCGGGGGCCGGGCGGTAGGTCAGCAGGCGGATGCAGATGGCCAGGCTGCACAGCAGCGTGGCAGTGGTCAGGAACTCAGCCATCGGAGCCTCCACGCGGCAGTCGGGTCACGTCAGCCGAGCGGCTGCGCTCGATCAGGCTCAGGGTGAGGGTGACGATGACCGCCGCACAGATGAACGCGGCAAGGCCCGTGGACACCACGCCGAAGCGCTGCATCACCTCGGTGCCGCCCAGGTAGCCGGCCACCACGCTGATGGCCAGATACACCAGGCGCTTCCAGATCGGCAGATTCTTGGCCGACACGACGAACAGGGTGGCGCCGGCGAACGCGCCCAGGAACGCATCGGTTTGGATCCCCGGCAGGATCGACGCAAGGCCGACGCCCGTTGCCAGTGCGGCCATGCTGCCGGTAGAGGTTGGTTCGGTCATCTTCAATCCCATAGCTGAACAAGGGGGCGCATCGCGGCGCCAGTGGACGGTGCGGGTACGTCGGGGAGCAACACGACAGTGCCGATGGGCAGGACCGGCCCATGCAGGCTGATGCCGTAGTTCAGTGCGTGCGCCTTCTCGACCATGCCGGCGGTGGTGCCCAGATGGCGGTGGCAGAGCGCGTCGAGCGTGTCGCCCTGCATCGAGAGGACGCGCATCAGATCAGTTCCACCGTGACGCGCGGCAGGCCCTGCAGGTCGCAGATGGCGTTGCGCAGATCGCGGCGGATCTCGTCAATGGTCGGGGTCAATTCCTCCGCACGCTGGTTGCCCTGTGCGGTGGCGTCATAGGAGCGGTAGCGTTCGTGCAGTTCGACGGCGGTAGCGCATCCGACAGCACGCAGGTACAGATGCACCAGCCGGGTGCTGCCGTCGATCACCGGTGCCGGCACTTCGGCCAAGGTGGCGTAGCCGGCGGCTTCCTTGCATGCCTGCCACGCTTCCAGTTCCCGCGTTACGTCCATGACGGCCGACACCACGGTGCTGCGCATCCGGGGCGCCGGTATGTCGCCGGGGACGCGGATCGCCTCGCGCAGTGCAACCACGTCGATCTCCGGCCAGAACGCGCCGGCGGTGACGTTGGGTTGCTTGGCGGCGGGTGATGCGTTGGCAACAAAGCTGCTCATGGTGGCCTCGTAGGTCGCCGGTGGTCGGGGCGTCACACCAAGGGAGAGAGGTCTTGGTGATCGGCCCCGAGCCGGCGGGGTTGCGGGGTACGCTCGGTGTGAGGTCAGTCGTTGGACTGACTGGCCTCGAACTTCTTCATCAGGCGCTCGGCGCGCTTGAGGTCTTCCTTGCCCCCGCAGGCGTCATGCAGCTGGATGGCCTTGCGCAGATCGTCGATGACCTGGCCGACAGCCTCCGCATCCAGCGGCGCGTCGTCGGTATCCGTTGCGAGCCGGCCACGGCCACGCGCCACCAGGAGGCGGGCTTGCACTTCGTCGGGCATGTCCTGGCCATCGGTCAGCGCCACCGCACGGTCAAGCACAGCCAGATCGAACGGTGCGCTGGTCTTGAGCGCGTTCAGGGCGGACTGTCCGATTTCTTCGGCAACCACGCAGCCTGCAGTTCGCTTGTGCGTGTCCGGCATATCCAGCCCGTGTGCAAGCACGTATTGCGCAATGTCCAGCCCGGCATCGAATTGACCGGCATCGAAGTGCCAGAGCATCAGCGTGGAGACGATGTCGTCCTTGCCACCCGCGTTGGCGGACAGCACGCCCTCCAGATACGGAGCATAGGAGGGCAGCAGTGCCACCTTGAGCTGCGCCTTGCCTTGGGTGGACTGGATCTGTTTCAGGCGGGCGCGGTCGGCCGTCAGACGCACCTGCATCTGCTGGTAGATGGTGGTCCCTTCCATCAGGTTGCTGCCGGCGGTGCGCGCCGCTTCCTTGGCGGCGAGCGCACGCTTCACGTGGCGACTGGCGGGTGAGTCGGCCATGGCTTAGGAACCGAACTCGATGTTCTCGGCGACGGCGCCCAGGCCGTAGTCCTCCACCACGTAGTCATCGTTGGACGACTCGAAGTTGGCGACCCGGTTCTTGTTCGGCTGCTCGATGATGTGGCGACGGCGTCCGCCGATCTGCCAGTACAGCGACAGATTGCTGAGCGAGGTCACCATCAGCGACTTGGCAGGGAAGAACGGCACGATGACCGGCTGCAGACCGCCGATGCGCTTGGTGCCCAAGATCAGTTCGGCCGCCAGCTTCTCGGTGGGCTTGTTGTCCTCGTTGAGGATCGGGAAGTACTTGTCGTGGACCAGCTGACGGCCACAGATCACCACCAGGCTCGGATCTTCCTGATGCCACGGGTCGATCAGGTTGGAGACCAGGTCGAACACCAGCGCGTCGATGTTGCCGTAGTCGGCGCCCGTACCGCCCACCTTGATCTTGCCCGTACCTTCCTTGCCTTCGCGCATCAGGCGCTCGGGGGCGTGTTCGCGGTACTTCTGCAGCCAGCCCTTGTTCACGTCCTCCAGCATCGGGTTGGCCTTGCGGTCGGTGTTCTTGGCGATGCTGGTGCCGTGCCAGCCGATCATGATGCGGTCCAGCGCCTGGCGATGGATGATCGCGTCGCGGATCAGGGTCTGGAACTCGGGACGGTGTGCCCAGGCGTCGAGCCGGGAATAGGTCAGCGCGGTGTCGAAGTCCGTTTTCTGGCACTCGTACACGTTGGAGTCCAGCGCGCTCGGATCGGTGGGGTTGCGCTCGCCGTTGCCGCTGGTGTCAGTGCGGCCGGCGATGGTTCCGCTGATGCCCACACCGACCTTTTCGCCCTTGAGTTCGTTGACTGGGACCATGTTGATCGCCTGCAGGAACGAGCTGTCTTCCTGCATGCGCGCTTCGAGGCGCTGCTGTACTTCCGGCTCCACGGAGAAGGTGTTGGCGACGCCGCTGACGTTGTTCAGCTTTGCGATCTGCTGGGTAAAGCCGTCGAACTTGTGACGGGTTTCGGTACGCATGGGATAGCTCCGGAATCGTGAAAGAGGTGGGCGCGATCAGAAGTCGGTGAAGTTGGCGGTGTCCACGTCCTTGCCACCGGGCACAGGCGGGCGTTGGGTGAATGCCTGCGGGGTTTCGTCCAGCTTCTTGCGCAGGCCGTTAACCTGAGTGGACAGCGCCTGCACCTGCTCGCGCAGTTCGCGGTTGTCCTGGCTGAGCTTGGCCATCGCGGCGTCCTGCTCGCCCACCGCGCTGAAAAGCTTGGTGGCGAACTCAGCCACGTCGAACTCGGAATCTTCCTTGGCCGGCGCCGGTGCGGGCTTCTTGCCCAAGCCCAAGCTCGAAAGGAACGCGGCGACCGGGCCGGGGCGTGCCTCCGGCTCATCCTCGACCGTGAACTTGATGATGGTCTCGGCGGCCTCGGTGAACAGGTTCTCCGGAGCCTGCTTGCGATCCTTGAGCGGGCTGCTGTCGGGATTCTGTGCCGAGAATGCGAGCATGCTGGTGCCGAGGCTGGCCGGTGAGTCGGTGACTGCAAGGCCGAACAGGTACGCCTTGCCGCTGTCGGCGAACTCCGGCGAAATCTCAATGCTGGTGAAAACCTTCTGCTTGCGCACGTTCACCATATCGACCAGGTCATCGGTCGGTTCGACCTGCGCGAACAGGGCCAGCTTCTTCTTGCCGGCGATGTCCACTTCCTCGGCTTTGACCGCCAGCACGTCGCCATAGGCGCGGAACGGGCTGTCCGGCAGCGTGCTGCGGAAGTGTTCCAGCCAGATGCGCGCGCCGTACACCTGCGGATCGTAGGTTTCGGCAATGTCTGCGATCTGCTGTCGTTCGATCACGCGGCCATCGGTGGTCGCGCCTTCGACGGCCACACGGAAGAACTCGGAACGCTTCTTGGTTTTGCTGGCCATCTCGCCCTCTGCTGGTGTCGGTGCGCATCGGTTCTCGATGCGATGACCCATGGTCGAATGAGGGCGAGTTGGCGGCAACGCTAACGATGTGTAAGCCGCTGTTCTACGGAGGGTTTTCGTGTCGCGCGCGCGTGACGCCGGGCAACCTGTTCACGTGAGCAGCCTAGCCGAAAAACTCCACGTCGATCCACGACGCCAAGCCAAATTCCTCTACTGGATGAGCTGGCGCGTGTGCGATATCGCCAACCTGATTGGCGAGAAAGAGAAGACCGTTCACAGCTGGAAGGCGCGCGACGAATGGGACCGCGCTGACACTGTCGAGCGCATCGGCGGGGCGCTGGAAGCGCGGTTGGCCATCCTCATCCATAAAGAGGAAAAGACCGGTGGCGACTTCAAAGAGATTGATCTGCTCCACCGCCAGCTGGAACGGCAGGCCCGGATTCAGCGCTATCAGGGCGGCGGCAATGAGTCCGACCTGAATCCGGCGGTGGCCAACCGCAACGCCGCACCGAAGAAGAAGGCCCGCAAGAACGAGTTCAGCGACGAAGAGATCGAGCGCCTGCAGACGGCGTTTGTGGATGGGTGTTTCGACTACCAGCGCGATTGGTATCGGGCGGGCAACGAGCGCACGCGCATCATCCTGAAGTCGCGCCAGATCGGTGCCACGTACTACTTCGCACGTGAGGCGCTGATCGATGCACTGACCACGGGCCGTAACCAGATCTTCCTGAGCGCATCCAAGAGCCAGGCGCATATCTTCCTCGGCTACATGCGCGGGTTTGTGCGCGAGGTGCTGGACCGTGACCTGACCGGCGATCCGATCACGTTGGCCAACGGAGCCGAACTGTTCTTCCTTGGTACGAACGCCCGCACCGCGCAGGGCTACCACGGTAATTTCTACTTCGATGAGTTCTTCTGGACCTACGGATTCAACCAGCTGAACAAAGTCGCCAGCGGCATGGCGATGCACAAGAAGTGGCGAAAGACCTACTTCAGCACACCGTCCACCATGGCGCACGAAGCGTTCGATTTCTGGACCGGTGATCGCTTCAACAAGGGTCGGCCGGTGTCCCAGCAGATCCAGCTGGACGTGAGCCATGCGCGCCTGATGGGCGGTCGCCGCTGTGAGGACGCCATCTGGCGCCAGATCGTGACCGTGCTGGACGCAGCGGGCCGTGGCTGCGATCTGTTCGATATTGAGGAACTGCGCCGCGACTACAGCGCCGAGGAATTCGCCAATCTGCTGATGTGCGAGTTCGTGGACGACAGCGCCAGCGTCTTCCCACTCACGATGCTGCAGCCCTGCCAGGTCGATCACTGGGTGGATTGGGCCGACGACTTCAAGCCGTTCGCCATTCGCCCTTATGGTGATCGCGCGGTGTGGATCGGCTATGACCCGGCCGAGACGGGCGACAGCGCCGGCATCGTTGTGCTGGCCCCGCCGCAGGTGCCGGGTGGCAAGTTCCGGGTGTTGGAACGTCATCAGTTCAAGGGAATGGACTTCGCCGCCCAGGCCGCATTTATCCACCAGATCACCCTTCGGTATTGGGTGACCTATATCGGTATCGACGCTACCGGCATGGGTACTGGCGTGGCACAGCTGGTGCGCCAGTTCTTCCCCGGTGTGACCGTCTTCAACTACTCGCCCGAAGTGAAAACCCGGCTGGTGCTGAAGGCGTTCGACGTCATCAAGAACGAGCGCTTGGAATACGACGCCGGCTGGACGGACCTCACGCAGTCGCTGCTGGCCATCCAGAAAACCATTACCCCCAGCGGGCGCCAGGTGACGTACACCGCTGGCCGCTCGCGCATCACCGGCCACGCCGATCTGGCGTGGGCACTCATGCACGCCCTGCAGAACGAGCCGCTGGAAGGCGGGTCTGCGGCACGCGGCATCATGGAGATTTACTGATGACAAACAACGACCAGGGCGCTGCTGTGGCGCCGCCGGCGAACGTCGAGGCGTTCACATTCGGCGAGGCCACGCCTGTGTTGGAATCGCGCGGCATCCTCGACTACCTCGAATGCTGGAAGAACGGCCGTTACTTCGAGCCACCGGTGGATCTCAATGGCCTGTCTCGCACGACAAGGGCGAATCCGTACCTGCACAGCGGCCTGACGTTCAAACGCAACATGCTGGTGCGCACGTTTCGTCCGCACCGCTTGCTGAGTCGGGAGGCGTTCTCGCAGTTGGCGCTGGATTACACCACCTTCGGCATGGCCTACGTCGAGCGACGCCGGGCCCTGTCGGGTGGCGCGCACAGCCTGGCGGTGCCTCTGGCGCAGTACGTGCGCAGAGGCGTGAAGGATGGCGAGTTCTTCCAGGTACGCGCTGGCCGCGTGGAACATGAATTCCCCGGCGGCGAGGTGTTCCAGCTGCGCGAGGCCGACGCGGATCAGGAAATTTACGGGGTGCCGGAATGGATGCCGGCTGTGCAATCGGCGCTGCTGAATGAGTCGGCGACGCTGTTCCGGCGCAAGTACTATAACAACGGCTCCCACGCCGGCTACATCCTCTACATGACCGACCCGCAACCCGAAGGCATGGACGTGGATGCACTGCGCGAGGCCCTCCGCCAGTCGCGCGGGCCGGGCAATTTCAGGAACCTGTTCGTGCATTCGCCCAACGGCAAGAAGGACGGCCTGCAGGTGATCCCGGTCAGTGAAGTGGCGGCACGGGATGAATTCGCCGGCATCAAGAGTGTCACCCGCGATGACATGCTGGCGGCGCTGCGCGTACCGCCGCAGCTGCTGGGCATCGTGCCGCAGAACAGTGGCGGTTTCGGGTCGATCCGCGACGCGGCGGATGTGTGGGCGGCGATGGAACTGGCACCACTGCAGACGCGCATGACCGCGATCAACGAATGGCTGGGCCAAGAGGTCATTCGCTTCAACCCCTTCGAGCTGGGAGCGACAGAGCGATGACCGGCCGCCAGAACCTGCGCTGCGGCGCCTGTGCCCGATTGCTGGCCAAGGCCGCAGGCGACTATGACCTACAGATGAAATGCCCCCGTTGTGGGGATATGAACCACATGAAGGCCCAGAGCCTCTCCACGGATCGCCGCGAGCGACACCACGAAGAAGGCTCTACCCATGAAAAACGAACTGATCCACGGCGATGCCCTGACCGTCCTGCCGACCCTGCCGGCCAACAGCTTCGACGCCCTCATCACTGACCCGCCGTATGCCAGTGGTGGCACGCATGCAGCGTCCCGCCAGCAGTCGCCCCAGGTGAAGTACATGCAGAGCAATGGCCCGCAGCTGCATGCCGACTTTGTCGGCGACGAACGCGATCAGCGCTCGCACCTCGCATGGATGCGCCTGTGGCTGGCCGAATGCAGCCGAGTGCTGAAGGAGGGCGCTCCGGTGTTGCTGTTCACCGACTGGCGGCAGCTTCCCCTGACCACCGACGCCCTGCAGTGTGCTGGCTTCACCTGGCGCGGTGTGGCGGTCTGGGACAAGACCGAGGGCGTGCGGCCGCAGCTCGGCCGCTTCCGCAACCAAGCCGAGTACGTCGTGTGGGGTAGCAAGGGCCATATGCCCCTCGGCCGGCGTGCGCCGGTGTTGCCTGGCGTTGTGCGGGAGAAGGTCCGCAAGCTGGACAAGCACCACATGACCGGCAAGCCGACCGACCTCATGCGCCAGCTGGTGCGGATCTGCGAAGAAGGCGGGCGCATCCTGGACCCCTTTGCCGGATCGGGCACCACGCTGGTAGCCGCGGATGCTGAGGGCTACAGCTGGACCGGCATCGAGATGACCGGGCACTACTTCGACGTGGCACGATCACGCCTTCCTCGCCAGTAACGAACTCCGCCCGAGAGGCCGCCTACGGGCGGCCTTTTCTTTGGCTAAGCCCGCAGTCCGTTCGCGTGCTGGCTTCTTGCCCCACGACATCGGCGATGCGCTCGATGTCGGGCCGCTTCTGCACCACCCGCCGACCACACTTCTACCGGGGGCGTGGCTGACGCCAACCAGTGCGCCCCTTCCGCTTGAGTTGCTGTCGAAGGTGCAGCCTGCGTTGCTCCGTTTCCTGCAGCGCGGCAATGACCGGTCTCATTCGCGCCTTCAAATTCTGCAGCGCGGCATTCACCGGCTCCATTCGCTCGCTCAAATGTCGCGCAGGAGCGGACCACTTAGCAAAGGCTTCGGTGACAGCTGCACCTATTCGCTGCGCTTGATCTGCGCCCATCGATTTTCTCTCGGACATTTCAAATCTGATCCCGGCTTGTCGACCAATGACGGCTGCCAACCCAAGCACCATACACGACTCGGCGGTGGCGTATGGTCCGGTCCCCGGTGCGCGCACTCGTCTCCCCGCCACGCCTGCGCACTTCATAGGGTGCTTTTTCTGCACCCCCTGCGGAACGGCCCAGCCCCGGCCCTGTATGGCGTTCTCCGGGGTTCCCAGGCACCGGCTGGCCCTGCGGTTCCCTGCGCGAAAGGGGTGTCTCAGCGCGCCAGGGAAGGCCAGTCAGGCGCGGGACCGGCGTTCAGGAAGCTGGGGGGTGTCGGGAAAAGAGTAATCTCAGCAATCGGCCCGGAATTGGCCGTCTAAGTTGTTGATATGAAAGGATTGTTATGGTTACAAGAAATGGCAATTCGAAGCAATCTCACAGCCCTAGAAATGTAATGCCATTGATTTTTAAGGGAAAAATTCTTTGTGAAAATTGCCCTCTGGAAAGGCAATCGGGTTGCTCAAAGGTTGCGCTATTATTGCCTTTGATATGTTTGTATAAGTTATTGAAATATAAGTAATTTATGTAGTTTCTGAAAGGGTGATTGCCTAGATTGCCTTTTTCCCGAGGGCAAAAAAATATTTGCTCTTTAAGGGTGGTGAGCAGCCCTCTTGCCTCACTGCCGCCCGCTCTATCGCTCTGCATGCACGCTTCCCTGTCGCAGCCTTTGCGATGGCCAGCCGTATCCTGCCGGTATGCCACTGCCCGCCGACTTCTACTGGACGACACGTTCAGCCAGCTTCCCCAACGATCCTCTGACCGTGATCGCCTGCGAGGGGGTGTGGGTGGTGTCGTTGTCGCAGCGGGTGGACGACGCAATCTGGGTGGCCACGTTGGATCGGCATCGAGACGGGCCTGGCGCGCCGGGCGGGTCATGCCGCCGCTGCAGCAGCTACGAGCAGGGCCGCGCCGGCGCCGAGCTATGGGTGGCCAGGCATGAAGCCCGTCTGCGCGAGGACGTGGCCAAGATCACGGCGTACCGTTCGGCGGTTCGCGCGAACAGGTTGGCCAAGCTGCACATCCCGCCGCCCTTTGGCTGGATGGGATAGCCGGGCGCCGGCAGCTGCAGCAGGCTGTCGATCGACGGGGAAGGGCGTTGCGAAGGCAGAGAAATTGCCGGGAAAAACGGATGCGTGGCGGCGCAACAATGCGCGTTCCACGGGGAGGTGCCGGGAAAAATACGGCATGTATGCCGTTGATTCCAAAGCAT